ATCGCCGGTCTCAGCCGTCAAATCCAGCGTGTCGCGCGGCGTAATCTTGCCGGTAGCAGCGGTCAGGTCGGCAGCAGCGGCCAGAACACGCGCCGTGCTGGGCGTGATGGCGATGAACGTGCCGGACATCTTCACTTCCCAATCATCGATGCGCTTCAGTTCCTTGGTATTCTTGGGAACATTCCTTTGCGTTGCGTGGGCGTCGCTTGCGCCCACTCTTTGCCTTTCGGCAAAGTGCAGACTATATCTTCACCCTTTCGGGGCCGTGCACTTCGGGACGCTTGTCCCTACTCCCTCGCGGGATAGTCGTTGAACCTTCCCCTGTTCGGGGCTTGGCTGCTGATTGCCCAATCCTGAACTTTTCATACCGTTGCCGTCTGCGCCTGTTTCATCGCTCCGTTTTGGTGTTCAGGCTCTAAGGGTGTTCCAGCATTTCACACGGTTTTACATCGACCATGTATGTTAATCGATGTCCTCGCCAAAGTCGATGTAGCTGGGCGTGGCCGTGAAATTCACGCCGCCCGTGGTCGGGCCGAGAATGTTGGCGTCCGTAACAGTTGCGCTCGTCGGGTCAAACGAGGACAGTAGCACGCCAGCGCCGATCACAAGCGTCTGAAACGTATTGGTCGGGTACTTCGTATACTCCATACGGTTATCATCTCCTTAGTCGGTGTTTGCATGAATCAGCAGGGCAAAGAGCGCCCGCTTGGTTTCCCGGTTCGGGTCGTTCATAATGCGCCCGAACGGGCTGTTCTTCTCCCGGAACAGATGCACCACGCCGCTGGGCGTCGGAAGGCTTACGCCGTTTCCAATGGCCGCTTTGATCTCGTCGGCCTTGGCGCAGATCGCCATGACGGACGTGTCCCTGTACCACACCGACGCATTCAAAAGAGCCGTCGCCAATGGCTCCGGCTCGATCAATTCATAGGTGATATAGGGCATCTGCGCGTTGTCCGGGATGTTGTCTTGCAGGTAGGCCGGGATGCCAAACCCGCTGAAAAAGTCGTACAGGGCGGTCGCCGTCTCCGTCATGTCAGCTCCCACCTTTCACAGTCGGCGCGGGCAATCTGAACGGAGGACGCCATAGGGGCCTCATAGTCTTTCAGTGTTGAGATCAGGCGGTAAACCTCGCCGTCTTCAACGCGCTTGACAACGCTGTGATACTGTAGCGGCGTACCCGTTGGCACGACGATGGTCAATGTTTCCTTGACCTCCGTCTTTTCGGCAACCGTGATTTCCGGCGTTGTCTCTTTACGCACAAGCGCGTCAAATGTCGCCCCCTCCACCCATCGCGTCTTGTAGCCGCCCATGGGATCGTTGATTGTGACGGCGGTAACAATGACAAACGGCTTCATCATGGTTGCCAACAGGTTCATTGACTGTTCCTCCTCATGCCAATTTTCGCCATTCGTTCAACTGGCCCTTATAGGTGTTCTGCCATGTGGCGATGTAATCACCCGTGACCTTGCCCGTGGTCATCTTCGTGTACCGATAGACGCCAATCACGTCCTCGGACTGATACGGATTGCGCATGGCGTCGCCGTACTTGTCCATCCAGTCCGAAATTTGGGACACCAAATCAAGAAATTCTTTCGGCGGGCGCATCTTCCAGATCACGCCGTCGAACTCCTCATCCGTAAGCGGCGATTCCTCGCCATCTGCCCATTCAACTGGGTATTTGTATACGCCGTCGTTCAGTTCGGAGCCGAATATCCTGATATACTGTCCCGGCTTCATGAACGGCAGGGTGATTGTGCCGTTCTCGATCTTGTAATGGCCCTGATAAATCATCCGTTCTCCGGTAACAGGGTCTTCCTCGAAGTAGTTGTGAATGTGAGCGCAAACCTCGCTAATCATCCCGCCTCACCCTCTTTCGGGTGACTTTGGGTGCTTCTTCCTTGTCGCCGTCAACCTGCTTAATCAGCGGATAGCCCATGGCGTTCTTGCTGCCGGACAACTCCGCAAGCCGTGCCTCACTCACATCAAGGCCAAGGCGGGGGTATTCCTCCCCCGCCTCGTAGATACGGTTATGATCTTGCAGGTCCGCGAACTTCACAGCCGCGACGTACATCATCATGCCCCCGGCGTAGCGGTCACAGCGGCGACGTACAGGCTGTTCGGGTTGTACAGCACGGGCATGAACAGGGCGCTGGCCTTGGTCCAGACCACCTTCGGGTCATCCTCTGCGTACTGATCGACGTACACATACGGAGACACGGCGCTGGTCTGCGCGGTGTTGAACTTCCCGGCAGTCACCTCGGGCGGGTCGCCCCACAGACCGTCGCCAACCTTGCCATTGGCAGAGAAGAACGTGACCTTCGCGTTGGGATAGTACCGCTTGGAGGTCACGACAGGACGGCCATTGCTGCCCATCGTCAGGGGCAGGGAGTAGGTCGCGTCGTTGGTCAGGATGCGGGCGATGCCGTACTCGTCGTTCAGATAGGCCCGCAGGTCGTTGTTGCGCACGAGCTGGCCGACCATGGCCGCGCCGTTGATGGCCTTCTGAATGTTGGCGTTCTTGCGCAGGCTGTTCAGCACGGCGGCGCTGGTGTACATGCCGGTAATGGGAGCACCGGCGGCGCGGGCGTTCTCGGTGATGGTCAAAAGCTGCTCGTCCAGCGGCGTAGTCGCGCCAGCGCCCACGTCCAGGGACAGGTTCAGGTTGCCAGCGGGCACACCGTAGTCCACGGTCAGGTCAAGGTTGTTCTCCTTGATGGTGATCTTGCCGGTCGCCAGCAGCTCATTCTTCGCCACCTTGGAACGGGTGAACACCTGCTCGGCCAGGTTGTAGCCGTCATTCAGCACCTTCTCCGTCAGGGCGCTCTCGCGCTGTACGCCGCGCTGCATCAGCGCGCGCAGGCGCTCGGACTGGTCGATCTTGACCTTGATAAGGCCCTTCTCGATGTTGTGCACGTCCACGGGGAAGCGCAGGGTCTTCTGGGCCTCCACGTCGAAGGCGTGGAACTGCGCCATCACGGGCACGTTGTATTCAGCGGCGATGCTCTCCCACATAGCCACCAGATTGTCGGTCTTGATGTCGCCGAAAAGCTGGTCAACCGGGTCATCCGGGCGGGTCACATCGTAGCCGACGTTCAGCCACGCCTCCTTCGGGATCAGGCCGAAGATGCCGTTCTCAAAACGAATATCCATTGTGCTTCACCTCGTTTCATTAGGTCTTGGCGGTCACGGTGGCATTGCCAGCCGCGACAGCCGCGCCGGTGCTGTCCGCCACAACGACAGTGATCTTCTTGCCAGTGGCGGCGGTGATGTCGGAAGTGCCGTTCCAGGAAGTCCACGCGGACACATCCTGGCCCAGCGTCACGCTCTCGGCGGCGTCTCCCACCTTGTACTTGTAGCCCTCGCCAGCGCCCAGAGTGTAGCCGGAGACGGTGATCTTGGTGTCGCCGACAGCCGTGCCAGCGGCAGAGTTCACGGTCAGCGCGGTCAGGTTCCCGGCCTCGAAGTTCGGGCGGGTCACGGCGGGCGTAGTGGCGTAGAACTTGAAGCCCTTGCCCTCCAGAGCGCTCTGAACGCCGCTTTCGGGAGCGGCAGGCAGACGGTCCAGATACACAACGCCCTTGGTCACGACAGAACCGGGCATCGCGCCGGTGGTCACGTCCACGTCCTCGTAGACAATGCCCTCAACGGTGCTGGAATCGTTGGCCGGGAAAAACGCGCCCATAGGCACATGCTTGCCGCCGTTGGAGCCGGTGACAACCTGGGCGTGATTCTGCGGAATGGTGCGGGATTCACGGCTGCACTCTTCCTCAGCGAGGAACCAGCCGGGGGCGTAGCCTACGCCAGTGCCATTCTGAATGAAAGACATATCGGTTCATCCTTTCTCTTAGTTGGTTTTGGCCTCGCCGTACTTCGCGGCGTGCCACTTTGCCGTCAACGCCCGGATTTCAGCGGCGTTGTCGCCGCCGTTCGGGTTGTGCGGCGGATTTGCCGGGTTATCGCCGTGGCTCTCAACCTTCGGGATATACCGGGCATACTTCTCGTCGATGGACTTGCTGATGTTCTCTGCGTCGGCAAGGTCTCCCTTGTCGTCCAGTTTCATGCCGTTGTAGTCCGTCGCCGCCATAATCAGGTCAATGTCCGCATCATTGATCTTCTTGTCGGCCAGCAGCTTGCGGTGAGCCGCCTTTTTCGCGGCAAGGGTCTCCTTGTTGGCGATGTCCAACTTGTAATCGTCGAAGCTCTGTTTCAGATCGTCGTGCTTCTTCTTCCAGCCTGCGGCGGCGGTGGCGTTGTCCTCGGCGGTCTGCTTCTCGGTCTTCAACGTCTCGATCTCGTCCAGCTTCGCCCGGTATCGGGCCTTGTCCACAAAATCGCGGCCAACAGCCGTTGACACAGCCGAAACCAGCTTGTCGATCTCAGACGCGGCAATATTGCCGTCCTCGCCAACGTGCTTCCTGATGAGTTCACCAAAATCCATCGTGTTACCATCCTTTCTCGCTGTTACGGGTGCTACCCTAAGATGATGTGTGATCCTGTCGGTATTTCCGACAGGTTGATATAAAAACAGCGCCCGCAAGGCTGGATTGCCCTGCAAGGCGCTGGATTTATCTAAGGAAAAGGCCGCAATGCTTAAATTGCAGCCTGTGCGTTATTGCGTATCGAAAACGCACTTTAGTTATGCGTTTTTCAGATTGTCTTTGAATATCTTTATGTACTCGTCCACATTGTCCAGGAACGCGGGCCGGAGATGCGGCTGTGACCGCACAAACCAGCCCTGGTGCCATTCGCCGTCATCCCCCAAATACCACCACGGGTCTGTCAGGTGATGGCCGCGCTGAACGTTGTTCGTCACCCAATCGGGCGGCTGCTCATAGTTCGGCCCGGTGCCCAGCTCCATGTATGCCGCCCAATCCAGCGGGCTACCCACGCGCACGGCGTTGTCGCCGATGACCTCTTTCATGTAGCTGTCGCGCAGCGCCCCGGTGTCTACAGGGGCCAATTTCTGAACGTTCTTAACGGCGGCGTCGCCGATTTCCTCCGCTGTCTTGCGCGTCGCGCCTTTCAGTTTGGACAACACCTTCGCCGTATTATCCACTTTGATGTGAAAACTGAACGTCGGCATTTTATCACCCCATTAACTGCCTGTGCAGTTTGGCAAGCTCAACCTCGCCTCCGGCCCTGCGAATCTGCTTGTCACGCCACTTTCTATAGTCAGAAGTCTGCGTTGGAAGCAACATTCGCCTTGAAATCGCCGGAGCATGGCCCTTCAAATGCACCACCATCCGGCAGCGGCATCTATAGGTTTCCTGTGGCGGCGCGGACGGGTCGTGCGGGTATCGCAGCGTCCCGTGGTACCCGTGGAATACCTCATGCATCGGTATCGTCGTACCGTGCAAATGCTTGTGCGACGGTCTGATAAGCGCGTCCATGATGCCCAGCCACGTCTTTTCCAGTTCCAGGCCGGACTTTTCAGCCTCCAGACCCGCGTAATACGCCCCGGTGTCCGACGCGCCATAGATCGCCGCCCGCGCAAAAGCCGTCATGTCGTTCTTTCGGCTGTTGGTCACGCGCCTGGAAACATCACCCGGCATGTCATCCACGGTAACGTCCTGATAGATGGCCGCAATGATCGAACTCTGTATGCGCTGCTCGGTGTACGCAATGTCCTTTCGCCGCTTCAACTTGCGCTCGTTCAGTTTTATCACGCCAGCGGCCATGAGTTTCGCAACGATAGCCGCCGTAATCGGCAGCGCGTCCACGCCAGACTTGGAAAGCATATAGGCCGATTCGCTCATACCAACCGCGAACGCCTCAACAAGCCCGTCATTGACAAGCCCCGTCACATCCTCGTTGGCCTCCGTGAACGCCACGGCGATTCTATGCCGCGCAAGCGCCCATTTCGGCCCCGTAAATGCCGTTTGCAGCCGCCGACGATACGCGGTTATGCTCTCGTTCTTCTTCGGCTGTAAAAGCCGTTTCCGGGTGTTCAGAAACGTCTTGATTTGCTTCTCGGCGACATCGGAAGCACCGCTGTAAAGCCCGTCAAGGCGTTTCAGTATGGGATTGAGTACGCTGTCCCCGGCGTGAACATCAATCATTCATCCCCACCGTCCAGCGCTTCGTCGATCTCCTTCGCCTTTTCGGCCAGCGTCGGCTCAACCTCATCTTCAACCATGAACGGCAGCTTTTTTAGCGTCATCCTGCGGGACAGCACGTCAGCAGCCATCATAACCGCCTGTGTCTGCTCCAACTGATTGATGACCTTGTTTCGCTTGTAGGTAGGCACGTCCTTGATGCCCACCAGTTCCAGCAGAGAACGGATGAACTTCGTCACCCGTGTCTCAAACCCGTCGGCCTCCTGGTCGATGGGATTGTAGTTGGCGTCAATCTCCGTGGCCGTCCTGTCGCCGTTGATAAGCTGCTTGATGTCCAGCCCGCCAAAGCCCTCATAGATACAAGCCCGCATACCGTCGAGAAACGCCTTCCTCGCCTCATACGGCACTTCCTGGACATAGGGCTTGATGTCGGAATTGTCCTGGTCGATCACGCCGATATGCTGGTACAACAGCCGTTCCCGGAATTTGTTTACGGCATCGTCGCTTGTTCCCAAAGCGCCGCTTATCAGCCAAAAAATCTGCGCGACA